GTGTTCTCTTGCTCACAAAAAACCGCCCACCCTTAGATAAATTACATTTTTTGCAACTAGGAACAAGGTTGTCATCACTATCATTTCCACCCAGCCTACGAGGTATCACATGATCGACTGTATCAGCCTCTTGCCCACAATAGACGCACAAGAACTGACCAGATCGCAGGATGCGTTCCCTAATCTTTCTCCATTGCCTTGTTGATCCGGTAGATCTTAGAGCTGACTTACTCAATACCATCCCTTAATTTTATGATGTTGTAAAGCATTGCAAGGATTATCGTATCGCTTCTTTATGTATTTTAATTGCCAATCAATCTGTTTGTATCCATCAACTGTTGCAAGCCATTTAGACCTACCTTGTGGAATACCATAATGACTACCATTCTTGGCTTTTGGATTCCATCTAGATTCTTTGTAATTTAACTCATCTAAACAATAGAATTGATCTAGATTGTTAAGCTGCATGAAAGCCCATTGTCTGTAATGATTAGTTTTATCTAATGAAGCAACGGAATAATCTTTTAATAAGCCTATGTTTAAGGCTATGAACAGAGGTATCACCAAACCAAACCTTGCGATCTTTCTGCTTCGCAGATCGCCCTTTCGCTCTGAAAGCGAATTTGCGTTTAAGGGTATCATACCGAACCTAATTTGACGGCGTGTCAGCGTAAGTTTCATATGGACATCCAACCTATGTATTTTGCATCTGGGTTATCAAGTAGCCATTGCTCACGCAGCTTGTTTTGATAAGCCCAATTAATGGTGTGTGTCATTTCGTCATGATTAGCGCACATGTATGGCACTCCTGATCTACGAACATCCAAGACCCACATTTAGTGCATCTAATGACAGGCTCTTGAATGTCAGTTGCTTCTGCTAAATTCTTTGTTCCAATGCAATTGCATCTTAGGCATTGATATACTCGAAATCCATGAGCTGTGGAATAACCTTCTAGCCAAATAAATTCGGTGTTGCCTGAGCAGCCATTGCATTTGAATTTAACCACCTTTACCAGCCCATCCCGTTCCCTTAAAGATTGCTGGCACAGCTGTATAGACACGACTTAATTCAAAGCCACATCCTTGACAAAGAGGAATTTCGTGCTCCATTGGCAGATGCAATACAATACTCAATCCCTCTCGATCACATTCGTATTCGTAATTAGGCATTCAAATCCTTACTTACCGGATAAGGAATTCTGTTGATCGTGTGGCACACATAGCATCGAAGCAGATCGCCCTCATGAAGTAATCTGTCATCATTGCAAGTGTCGCATTTGATTGTTGATGGCTCTACGATAACTCCATCATCTGTAAAAGTTGCAGTTAGACCAGAGCCGTCAATGATTTGTAATTCACCCATTTATTCACCTCCTTCAAAATACCATTTTCCATTAGCTGTAAGTTTTGCCCATTTAGGTTCACATGCTTTTGCTTTGCAAACATAACCATAATATGGCTTGCCTCCTTTAGATATTCCCTCTTTGAGAATATGACCATGTTGGCACGCAGGTGGCTCATTAGGTATTGATGCACCGATCTCAGCCACAACATCGCCAACAGACCAAGCAACCGGATCTTTAGGTTTATCAGCTTCAAAACTATCTCTTAGGATTGTTTCAATTTGTGCTGACTTAGATCCAGCCTTGCCATACATGTTTTGGCGGCTTTCTAACTTTTCCTTGAAAGATGAGGGTGCAAGCACTTTGCTCATTTCCTCCTTAGATGCTCTCTTGCCTTTAGCTGCAAAACCTGCATTTGCAAGTGCTCTGCCAATCGCTGAAGTTTCGCAATTCTCCAATGCAGAAGTTGAATTGACACCACGATCCGAAATTGTTTCAAAAGCGAGCCCAGTTGCAGCCGGTTTTGCGTCCGCTTCCGTTTTGAATAATTTACAAAATACAATGAATCGAGTGTTAGATGCCTCGATGAGTTCAGTTTCGATTCTGTTGTCTGGAAATTTTCCATGCCATTTCTCCAATCTTGATTCGACTGTTTCATAGTCCTCTAAATTAAATGCCATTGTTAATCCTCCCAATTTTCGTCTTTGACTGCATCGAGGACTGTTTTATATACAGACCCATAGGCAATGAAGTCCTTGATACTGTCCTCATGATCTGGGGTTTCACTAAGCCTAGAAACCTTGACAAGTGCCATACATAATGCAGCTTGGTGTGGTGTGATAGGGAAATCGAGATATGCAGACCAAAGACCTGCAATTCGTTTGTGGTTATAGTAAGGATGTCCGTAGACACTTCCACGCTGCTGGATCGTTGTAATGACCTCATCAAAGAGCTGCTCAGTTTTTGTCATAGTCAAATACTTCATCAGACTTTCGCTTTGTTTCAATCATTCGGCGATACATATCCCAGCCGTCTTTACGACCTTTCCAATAGCCTGATTGAAATGCAGTTTCTTTAATTTCGTGAACAATCCATGCGCCTATACCTAAGCCCATAAATATCCAAGCCAGTTGTAGCATGTCATCTTTTGCGGTCATTTTGTTGCCATCTCCCTTATTGCTTTTGGCATCGCAACCGGATTTCGGTCATCGATTACTGTATATCTTGCTCCTGACGGATGGATTGATGGTGCAGCTGCAACATAACCCTTCCACTTAATATCAATTCCATCATTTAATTTACCTCTAAACAGATCAGCCTTATCAGCTGTGTAATAAAGGTGCAGACCATCTCCAGTTTGAACAGTATAGGTTGGCTCAAACTCTGGCAGTAATTGACCACCATTGCGATAATCAATATCAAAAACAACTAAACCTGACTGATAACAGGCTATGCCAATGTTGATACTTTCATCATAATCAAACCAAAAATTTATAAGTTTCTGGTCGGTTGTAGCTGATAGGTATGCCCTTTGAGCCAAGTCAAAGTGCGGATCTTTCTTGCGTGGCAACAATGGCAAGACTGCCCATCCTCGCTCTGCATAATCTAAGGCTGTGCCTCGATTACTTGTATCTAGTTTCATGTCGCTCCCTACATATCCACAGTATCTCTGTGAATACATAAAGTATGACCTAGATCAAGGAGGCTGTGTTAATTATTTTGGGCGTGTTTTATAACGATTAGATAACGCCAAGATCCTCAAATTCATCGATATGAGTATCAATCGTGCGTTCGATATAGTCTGTTTCACGACCCATAAGAACGCTTATTGTAGCTGAATGACCCATCATGATTGACCGGCACAACTTCTACGCTCATGCCTTTCTTTCCAAAACTCAGCACAACAAATCCCATATTCCAATCGGCTGACGCATATTTTAGATAAGAGGCTTTGTTTTTCATGTCCATCAGGTGTCCTGCCTCAATGCCCCAAATCGTTGAATAACGCCCGTTTAAGCCAGTTTGGTGTCGAGTAGCACCCTGCCTATGGGTATGCCCACAAACTACGCTATTACCCCACTTTTTAGCCAGATTTAGGGCAGTTATACCTGCGTGCTTGGACATAACCCCTTCATCGCCATGAGCCAAATACCAGCCCTTTTCAAATTCATAAGCCCTCTTATGGAAGCGAATGCCAAGATCTGAGTAGTTCATAAACTTCTCATAAACCAATTCGGGCAATCCAAGTAATGATGGAGCACCTTTAAGCAAAGTCGTAAATAATCGATCCGTATGATTTGATCTTATTATATCTGTTGTGCCTAAATCGTAAAGAATGTTTTGAGCAATGGTTCTTTCCTTATCAAGAGTTTCAGCAAATTCTAACTTTGTATTTTTTACCCAACGGGATTGGCTAGTCATATCAAGTTCATCACCAACATTTAATACATAATCAAATTTCTCATGTTTGCTCATGCGAATAAGGTTCTTTACAGCTTGTGGGTGGTGTAGTGGAATCTGCAAATCTGGTGTTATTAAATACCTACGATTGGCTTTAATCGTCATCCTCATCGTCAGTTGGATCTATGGAAGGAATAATCCCGCCATCGCCTACGATCCAATCAGGAAAAGTCTTATGCTCGGTCATTAACCAGAATGCGTGCTCTGGTGTAAATCCTGCTTTACGAGCTGCTTTATAACATTCATGCAATGCGGTGTAATGCTGATCTATCTTTGTTAATGGTTCAGGAGATTGGCGAACGACACGACGATTGATCTTTTTGCGTTTGATAGGTTTTCGAGTGTTCGCCATAAATAAAATTATCGCTTAGAGATTAAAACAAACAGATCATCGACACGCTGTTCAAGTCGTGTAATTTGGTCTTTGATCGAACTTCCAGAATTGGGCTTCAATTCTTGTAAGTAGGATTTAATAACCCAGCGCAGACCCAGCAATAAACTTGTTGATATGCCGCATACGCCAACGGCGATACCAACCCATTCGTTTGCTGTCATTTCGCATTGATTCCATAATCAGCCTCTTTGCCAGACTTTGGATCTAATGCCTTTGCGATAGGTGCTATTAACGCACCAGCCAAGATTGCAAACTCTGGTCGGATGTCAGCAACAATTGCCAAAAGGACAGTAATGCCGGAAGCAGCCACAGCTCTTAAATATGACTTAATTGCAGCCTTGTGTTTGTTTGATAGTTTCATGCGTTGCCTCCTAGTAGTGGGATGTTAAAGAACTCTCCTGTTTGTTTTGGGTGGAATGAAATATGGATGTGCTTGGTGTGTGGATTTATGCCTTTATACTTACGCCAACGCCAATTCAATAGTTTGCTGGCAATATGATGATTGTGAATTACATATTTGATCCGCTTATCTGTTTTGCCAGCAATTCGGATTTGATCGGCAAGGTAGGCAGATATGCCTTCGGCTTGACCTAAATCAGCTGTAATGTCAATTGCACAAACCTCACCCGAAGGTAAAGCGTTATGATCCGATTTTACTTTTTGATGCCTAGCGTCTGAGATCCAACCATCCGATTTTCTCGACCTATCGGCAAAAGAATCGTCAATTTGCTCCCGAAGTTGAACGGCAGCTTTAGATAAAAATGGTTTCATTACGCAAAGAGAAGTTTTGCTTCATCCTCGGTAATGCCTAAACGCTCAAGTAATGTTGCTCTAGCAATTGCTTTATCAACCTCAGCAGTCTTTTCTTCAGCCTGAATTAACTTAATTGTGTCATTAATTTCTTTTTGAGTTGGCGCATCACCATCTAAAACATCCCACTTAATTGTGCTGTAATCATCATCAGTAAAAGAAAATTCAGCAGTTGGATTTAATCTTTTAATTGCTTTAGTCAAATAACTCATTATGCACCTATTTCTAATAAAATTATTGTTGAAGTAGTTGAGCCTGCTTGATAAATGCTTGTTCCGCCATCCGAAGTTGATGCAACTCGACCTTGCGTTTTATATGTTGTTGATGAAGTTGTTGCAGGGCTGTCTAAATAAGCAAGTGGTAAAACTCCACCTAATCCTCTACCGCTGTTTGCACCCGCATTAACATAAATATAACTTGCTCGTTCACTACCAGAACCAGCAATTGTTAAAACATCAGTTGAACCACGCACTAATTTAATGGCAATTCCAGATTCACTAGCACCGCCAGTTCCAACACCTCGTTCATGATAAAAAGTCTGATGAACCAAAACTAAAACTTTACTGGTTGAAGCTGATGGAGTAATTGATGCAGTTAAATCGGTGTCGGTATAAGTAGTGCTTGCAACAGTTTTTGAAGTTGAATATGTTGCTTGAACAACCTGCAAAACTTTGCCACCGCCAGCAGGAGCAGCCCAAGTTGGCACACCACCACTAACAGTTAAAACATTGCCAGTTGATCCAATTCCAAGCCTTGTGTTTGTGTTGGCTGTTGATGAACGATATTCAATATCGCCAAGAGTTGTTGATGGGTTTAAGGCTTTGGTTGTGGTATCAACAGATGAACCAAGAGTTCTAATGGCTGCTGCGCCATCTTTAACCAATGCGGTATCGTCAGGCGTTGTCCAGCCATAGTTTGTAGTAGTTGCCATTTTTCTCCTATTATCAGGCTACGATTGTAGCGTATTCCCATGTCAAAGTATTGCTTAAAGTGTTCCAACGCTCGCCTATTGGCACAGAATTCCATCTCATCGCCACTTGGCTAAAGCTGACCGGTGATAGATTGATTGTCAGGAATAATTCATTAAAGCGAGTGCTCCAACGCCATCCCTCAACATAACCTTCAAACTCACCATTACTTATCTGAGCAGGTAAATCTTGAATGTTCAATGGCATTCCCATAAACACATTTAGCAAGTTATCTCGATCTGAGTTATCAATCTCTGGATTTGTAATTGGAAAAGTGATGCTGTCAAATGCGGGTTGCGGAAAGGCTCGAAGGCTAATGTATCGATCGGCAACCTCTTGAGCGTCTACGGCTGAATGAATGACTGAATTGATGCTTTCGGACTTGTATCCATAAAGGGCAATAGATGATGTAGATGTTGCAGTTTTCTGAGATCCAAATTTGTTGCCGTAGTTGATAAAAATATCGTTGCGAATATCAGCTGCTTTTGTAATGGTGCGTAATCCTGACCCAATTGCATGATTAGCAGATAAATCAACATAACCATTGGCGATCAGATAAGTCTGTCTATGGTCTGCATCGGCATACCCAATGTTTCCCTCGCTGTCCTCGTAGATATAACCAAATGCACTATTGGCAATTTGTGAAACAATGTTGTAAATGGTATCCGGAGAAGCTGCTCGGTTTTCCATTGTGTAAAGCCCCGGCTGATCGATCTCACCTAATCCAAGATTAAATGCAGTTGCCCAAGTTTCAGTTGCAGAATATCCTGCCCAAGTTGAACCTGCTGGCACATCATTCCATGCTCCAAGTAATACGCTAGAAAGCAAATCATAAATCTGATTGCCGTCCTCATCTTGAGCAATTGTGCCGTTGTAAATTTCTTTTGCTAATTTAACAATAGATCCCATTGCCAAAATGGTGTATTGAATAACAGCTGCAACTGATCCAGTTTGCCCTACCTCGACAGTAATGTCAGTTATATCCCCACCAAAAAGATTTACATAAGTTCCTGCGCTGTTTTTAACTTGTAGGCTCAAACTGTCATTTATATCGAAATCAATTGTTTGTCCAGCCAAAGCCACAATTGTGCATTGCAAATAAGAGGGGTTTGGTTGGGAGTAAATATTATCTCGACCTGCTTGATGGATAATGTCGCTAATTGTTAGATCTGTGTAATCAACACCTGCAACAGTAAGTTTCCAATCTGGTGTCCAGACTGTCATTATGCGCCCTTTATGCCATTGTTAAACAGCTGTGGAACTGATCTTGATGCGCTGTCATTTAATACCTTTGCAACGGCTCTTGCAGCACCTTCACTATCAATTGATTGAACTGCAATGTTGTAAGTATTGCCACCTGCTTGACCAAATGGAGTTCCTGTTGCAGATTGTGAAAATGATGTTTGCGGTATAGATAAACCTTGATCTCCAGCCAATTGTGATAAACCATAAGTTGCAGCAATACCAGCAAGAGCAGCAGAAGCCAAGCCAACAGATGTTCCACCAGTTGCAAATGCGGTAGCAATAGCAGCACCGGCAGCAGCAGTTCTTAATGCTTTCATTGCTGAAACCAATGTAAGGATTGCAGTAACAAAAGCAGCAATTTTATTGGCAATAAATACAGTCGCAATTATTCCAGCAAGAATGACAAGTTCATCTTTAATGCTTACAATAAATTTTAAGGTGCTTTTCAATTGCTGACCAAATTCATATGCGCCTTGCGTTGCATCAGTAATTCCAGCCGTAACGCTATTATCTCCAGTTAATCCAGCGGCCAATGCTTGAACATTTGGCACAACTACTGCAAGCAAATAATCAGCAAACTCTTTGACAATTGGTAATAAAGCCAAACCAATCTTTTCTTTAGTTTGATCTAAAGCAATAGTTAATTGTTGGAACTTAAATTCTGCATTAGTGGCTTCATTATCAATAAACCCTTTATATGTTCCTTTTAGTCTTTGCATGATTTCTTCATGCGACATGCTTTTTAAGGTAGCGGCATCAATACCTAAGCCAAGTTTGCCAAGAGCGGCATTTTGACCATCAAAACTTTTACCTAGAGCATTAGCAACTGTTTCTAATGGCTTTCCGGTTGCGGTTGATATTTCTTGGGCAAGAGATAACAATTCTTGAGCCTTGGTAACATCATTAGTTGATCTAATTAATCGAGAAAGAGCCGGTCTTAAAACATCATCCGTAGTGGCTGTGGCAATAGATTGTTTGTCAATATAAGTATCGATTGCAGCAATTTGTTGTTCAGTTGCTTGAGTGTTTGCTCGAATTGTTTGTTCTAATGATTTGCGAGCCTTTTCATCCTCTGCTGCTGCTTTTACAGCTGATAGTGCAAATGCTGTGGCAGCTGCTCCAACAGCTGCAAATGCCAATGCTGCTTTTTTACCAAAGTCAGCAATCTTGTCGGCACTTGATTCAACTGATTTATTAGCATCGCCTAAACTCTTTTTTAATTCATCAACATCTGCAAGGATCGATAACTTAAGGGTTCTATTACCGGTTGCCATTAGACCCATTCCTTAATAATGCGATCAAAACTTGCTTCCCATTTGTTAATCAATTCAGGCTGAATTCTACGAAGGGTTGGATAGATAAACCATCCACGACTACCTCTGCCTTGCCGTCCTGAATACGAAGGGAACTGTTTGAATTTATTTGAACCAAACTCAACACCACCCCATAGGGTTTGTGTAGTAGCACCACCTGAAAATTTCTGTCTTGCGAAACCATAACGGAACTCACCGATTTTGCTTGACTTGGAAATACTAACGCCGTCTGCAACTTTTTGCGCAACTTTGCCCGACTTTGTTCTTGTGCTAGCTGCTTGTTTAATTTCCTCTGATGCAAAATACGCCAACGCAGCAGATTGCGATCTTGCTTCCTCAGTAGCCTGTTCATCCATAAGTTTGAACGCTTTGTAAATATCACGCAGATCGGATTTGTCGTAGGCGATTGTTTCATTTGCCATTCCGTTTCTCCAATATCTCGATCGCTGTGTAAATGTCCTCTGCTTCGACCCATTCGCTCATTGGTATTTGTGTGGCGATTGCCAACTCAACCAATAATCTGCTTAGGCTTCCTGCTGGGTGGCTTTTGGGTCTGCATCACCGACTATTACATCAGCAACAGTTTCAATCCAAGCATCCATTGGTTTGATGGGTTTGCTTCCGGCAATCTCACGCTTATGAGCATGATAAGCCAAAAACATAAGATCCCAAACACCCAACTTTTCAGATGCTTGACCAATAGTGTGTCCTGTCTGCTTTTCCCATTTTGCCCACTCAGGCGGTTGGGCTACATAAGTAACTTGCTCGCCTGAGCTGTATTCAATTGTGATTGGTAGTTTCATTTTGCTCCCGTTTTTTTCTTATAGTGATTCTGTGACTGCACCCTTAGATACTTTGAAAGTGTAAGTTGCAGTTTGTGCATCCGGTGCTGTTCCGCCAACTGGTTGTGGGTAAGCTGGTAAGCAATCAAATGCAAAAGTGTGTCCAGATGTCACAGTCATTG